CCAATCATAATGCGGGTGTACACTACCACCCCTATGATATGGTAATGCATTAGATACTCCACCCGGCATCATACCACCCATTTGCATACCGATATCCAACGGTTCTTGCCATTTAGAATCATACTGAGATATAAAATCTTTTTCTCGTTTTTTAGTGAAGTAGTTCTTATTCCGCAAATCATTAATCTGATTTACCATCATATTTTGCTCATCAGACATAAGTTTCTGATAAGGACTCAAATCATAGGAGCGTCCTTTTGCAATACGTGATTCTTGAGTACCAGTAGCCCCCTGAACTAATCCTAAAAGACTTTTTAAATTACCTCTGTCCATATCTCCAAGACTTTGTTGATATATATCTTCAGCTTCTCCGGCAGACTCAGCATGACCCATGCCACCTAATTCAGCTAATGCCCTTAGTCTAGATGATTCTCTTTCAGATTCCTCAGATGATTTTAATGCTCCGTATTTCTTTTCAGATGCAGATTGCTGCCAATCACTTACTTCAGGCTTTTCTAATCCATATTTCTTTCTTAGATTCTCAGTATGCCTCATCATTTCCATATCTGTAGGGCCTCCTTCTTGATACCCTTGCATATATCCACCTTGTTGACGCTGCATCGCCCCAACGGCTTTATCGAACCAACTTCTATCTTCCGTTAGTTGACCGGGCATATCTCCATAATCAAAACCTCTACCTAAACCAGTTCCTGTTAAATCAGTTATTTGCTCAGCCTCGGGTAAAGCCTGTCCAATATTTTTACCAAATTTCTCAGCCATCATTTTACCATATCCAGATTTTAATTCACCCATTCTTACACCAGCTCTTGTCTGTTTAAATGCTTCTCCTAACTTATCACCAGCCGCTCCAGACAATCCAGACATTAATTGAGCAGCTCCAGCTCCCAATGCCTGTCCTCTCATAGCCTCATCAATACCACCTTTAGCTTCACCTAATTGTTCATAACCAGAACCAAGTAATCCACTTTTATTAGCTCTAACATCAGGGCCTTCACCAGATATCATTTTAGAACTTCCAAGAGCACTTCCTAAACCAGCTCCTAATGTTTTTCCTAGTGTTAATCCCAATGGCCCCATTCCCATAGCACCAAGTCCAACACCAACTCCAGTACCAACAATATTACCTGCCAATTTGCCCAGAATCCCACGTTTACTCATGTATTTCTTTAATGCTCTTTTCTTTTTAGCTTGGTCTTCCCTAGTAGCTTTTACATCTCTTCCAAGTCTAGAGCCAAAAGCTTGGCTTGAAACTCCGGGTATGTAGCTTCCGCCTTGTAATTTCCACATAATTATAATTCCTTCTTTAACGCAAATATACTATTTTGCAATTTTAATATAAAGCTAATATTATTCAAATACCAGCTATTTTTTAATTTATATAACAATTTCTACTCTCCATACAGATGTTACATACCAATCTATATTACCACTTGGGTCTGTACTTGCATCTATAGATAATCCTATTTTATCACCAGCCTCAACAGATGGATTTGCACTCCAGTCAGAACGATTTACAGTTAGTGATGTATTACTAGCTAGGGTTGTATCATATGTAAAAGTAGCTATAGAATCTACTGTAGTATCACCATCATCCTGTTTATCTAATGCAAATGCTAATTCAGCACTAGTATCTGAAATAGTTTCTGGTCTTACAAATAATTTATGTAGTGTCATTTTAAATGGAACTAAAAATGCTGTAGATACTGCATTCATATTAGCGGCATCTGATATACCATACCAAGGTAGATAAGTTTCAGTAGTTCCAATATCAGCAGTAAAATTATGAGCTATAAATCTATAGTCTATAAATTTATTAGTATACTTTAATGTATTAGCAGATAATGTTTTATCTACATACTGGTCTCCATTAGAAGACATATAAGATTTCCATAGTTTGCCATACTTTTTTCTGTATAAAGCTAACTGGCTATTAGATTGTTTTTCAATAGCAACTTGGCCATCCAACATACCATGTATTGATGGCTTGCCCTGAAACTCAATAGACGATTGTTTCGTATTGGCTAATTTTCTCATATCCCTATCAGTTAATGCCATTATGTTACTGCCTTATTGCTAAGAACTCTATATTCAATAGTCATATCATTAATTTCAAATATACCTGTACTTGGAGGCTCAAAAAAAATCTGTATACTTTGACATGAAATAGGATTAGTGGTTGTTAATGTAACAACATCCCATACATCTGATGTATTGGCAAAATTACCAGTAAAGGTGCCACCTCCAGCTCCACCAAAATTCTGTATACCATCTATAGCGTATTTAAATGGAGTAGTTTCTGCTCCATCTGATTTATAAGTTACAATTACTTTATATATTTTCTTGATTAATCCCGGTTGACCAAAATCTATATCTTTTGTAAAAAATTCTTGACCCGATTGAGTAACACTTACTGGTAAATATTTTTGAAATGTAGCAGTGCTACCATTATCATACGCAAGCACTAAATTATTATTCCAATCTGTAATAAAATTTGTGTAACTCTCACTATCTGTAAATATATTTGTATTATAAGACCATCCATTACTGTCAAAATCATATACCCAAGCCTGTTCAGATAATAATGTAGAATCATTAGGGCTTCTCATCATTATAAGAGAATTACTAATTGAATCATACCCCAACATTACATCTTTTAAATGAGCAGTCCCTCTATACCAATCATCCCAAGGTCTATTCGTTCTTGTGACAGTAGAAATACTAACTGCTACTTTTTTATCAATTAAATTTCTTACACTTTTACCATCATATAAATAACATCCATCATCAGATACCCAAGCTATGCCATATTTAGTTTTAGCAACACTAGATGGGAAATTAACTCCAAAGTATTTAACAGTTTCTTCAAGATACCAATTAGAAACACTTGGACTTGATATGTTAATAATATGTACTAGATTATTTTTAAATGCTAAAAGTCTATCAGCAAAAGATTCTATAGCAGTATACTCACCATAATCACCCTTTGACACATCTATAAAATTGTGTTCAAGGAATGTATCAAACTTTCCAATTTCACTATACATCAGCCTATCACCAAACTTTTCAACTTCTCCACTTTTCGTTTTTATTTTAACATTAGCTATAAAAGTTCTTCTATTGGCTACCACAGAAGCTTTATATAATTCCCCAGCTCCACCAATAGCAACAAAATTAACATCTGGACTAAACCCGTTTATAGTTGTATATGTATCAAGATTTGGACTTGTTGAATTACCAACAGCGCTACTAACAACGTAATAACCTTTACCAGCTTCATAAGTCCAATCAACATGGTCTCCATCAAGTGTCGTTCTAACTCCCTTAACTATATCTATATCTGCTAACAATACGAAATCATCATCTGTCGTACTTAATCTAGTATAAATTCTACCTCCAGTTATTCTTCCATTATATGCTAAATCGGCATATATAGAAACTTGTAATGATTTTTGACCTGCCGCATCATGAGTAAAAGCTGTTTCAGCCGCACCATTACCCATCTTTACTGGCAAAGATTCTTGATTACCGTCATATATAAATGATTGATAAAACTCGTATGTACCTTCTTCCCAATCTCCTTCAGCAGTTCCATCATCAACTCCTATATTCCAACCAAGTCCACGCTCCAATATTGGAGAATCTGTATCAGCGAAACTTGCAAAAGGAGCAGTTCCTCCTACTAAAGCTCCTCCATATGCCCTACTGTATGTAATTGGGTCGCCACTGGTTCCAGACGCTTTTTTACAAAATAAAAATTCCTGAGGAAAAGTACCCGTTGTATCTGTCGCCACATCGGTTGTATTACTAATTGATATAACTTCTCCAGCAACAGCTTGGTCTAAAATATCTACTGGTGTTCCGGCTGTATTCTCGAATACAAAGCTAGTTGTTGTTGCATCATGAGCTCCAGTAGGGTCATCCAATCTTAATGGATTATCGGTAGTAGAATCTTCCTTATATTTTACAACACCCCTATTAACCCCTTCTCCTGAACCATCTATTGCTGTATAATAATTAGTAGCTGTACTGCCAGTACGGCTTGTAGTACCATATGCATATGTCAATATTCCTGATGCTATTTTAGGAGGGGCTAAATTATTTGGATGTTCTTGCCATTCTGCAAATATTAAACCAGTATTTGAATTAAACTGATGTCTTTGTATATATCCATACCATTTTATAAAACTTGAGTTCTCTTCATTAATATTACATACTCTCAATGCTTCATCTGCAAAATGATATATATATTTAGCAGAATCTCCTTGAATAGTAGGACTAATAGCAGATGCTTCCCATCCATCAGCGGAACCGGGACTTATACCAACATAATCAGTAGTAGCATTATTTGACCAAATATCAACACCATTAGCATTATCAACATCTCCCAATGCTACTAATTTATCTCCCGGAGCCCTTATAACTTCTATTTGTGGGTTTCCACCAGAATCTTCATCAGTTAATGTACCACCTTTTACACAATAATATATATCCATATCACCAAATGTAAGAGTAGTTGAAGATGGAACAGTACCCGTTACTGCTGGAGCTATAATAAAAGTTAATGGGTCAGTAGCTGAAATGGTTTTTACAATAGAACCAGCCGCTATATTTGCATGTCCAGAAACAGATAGCCCTACTATAATTTGATTATTAGTACCATTCATTGTTATAGTAGTGCCGCTAGTAATATCAGACCCATGTGTAGCATCGGTAAAAGTAGTACCAACACCTTCACCAGTATTTCCAGTTGTAACCACATCGGTTATAGTATATACACTATTATTACTAGCTGTTCCAGATACTTTTATTGTATCACCAATTTTTATTAAACTATTTGTATAGATAGTGCTATTTACAGCATTTAAACCTCCTACAAGTGTTATATGGCTTTGTGATGGTACTGGCATATTATAATGGAGACTCTCCTTGGTCAGTCTCCAAATCAGATGAAGTTTGTACTAAATTAAAAAAAATGTTACCTTCTTCAGTTCCTAATGTCAAATCATTACCAGTTCCGGGATGTAGTGTATCAGTAATAGTATATTCATTGTCACGGCTATGGTCAGACTCAAAATAAAATAAACCGTATCCACCAGAACCTTCAATGTTAGCAGTCCTATTGACTATATATTCAGTTAATGGAGTTGAACTTGTATCACCATCTGAATCTGCTAAATTATCAAATAGTCCACCAGCAGTTTTTATTTTACCAAGAGCATCAATAGACATATTTTGAATAAATGAAGATTCATTATCTCGTATATCTCTTGGGTCTTGTCTGTTATTTATACCACCAGACCAATCTCGTATTGTTAATCGTTGTTTAGGCATTAATCAAGAATCTCAAAATGAACTAAATCGTCAAACTTATTATCTTTGGTTTCAAAGTCTCCATCCCAATCTCCACCCCATCTAACCTTCACATTAAGACGTTTAGCGATTCCCTTAACATAACCTCCAAAATAATGGAATCTGTCCCTGTCACCCCAATCTATAGGGTATGGGGCTACATCCATAGCCTTACCCTGAACGTGTTTTCCGAATTTGGTCTTAGATTTACCTTGTTCCACTAATTCATTCTGTCTTTCCTGTGAACGAAGTCCTTCAATAATAGCACAATCAAATTCCTTAACT